ATAAACAAATCGGTATTTGGTATAATCATTTGTGCCATTCTGTATCAGGAAACATCTTAATTGTTTTATATTCAATATTGAATTTACTCTCACAAACAAAATCAATTACCTTTGCGAGTTCAATAGGTGAAATTGCTTTACTTACATCACCACAAGGATAAGGTATATCTCTACTCCACAATGGTGTGTCAATACCACCAGGATGAATACTTGTTACTTTGATTCCTCTTGGTCGTAATTCTTCACCAAGAACACCAGCAAATCCTGTAAGACCATGTTTAGAGGCACAATAACCAGATTGGTTCTCCAATTCTTCAAGGCCTGCAACTGAATTAATAAAGAAGATGCGACTGCCTTTTTCCATCTTTTGTAGTGCAAACTTAGTTACATATATTGCACCCTTGAGATTAATATCAATCATATCATCAATCTCATTCAAAGTGGTGTTTGAAAATGATTTCATCTTAAACACAGCAGCATTGTTTACTAGAACATCAATGTTATAAATTTGGTCAAACACATCATACAATGCATATGAATTACTGATATCAACTTGAAAATGTTTGTAGTTTGGAAATTGAAATATAGATTCACCACGAGCAAAACCAATTACATTCCAACCTTTCTCAATGTAATGATATGCAATCGTAGCACCAACACCACTTGTAGTGCCAGTAATTAATATAGTTTTATTCATTCTTTAGTTTTTCAAATAATTCAGCAGAAGCCTTTATCTCATCATCAGTAACATCATTTAACATTTTATAGTTACCAATACCAACAGGGACAGGTAAGTATTGATTACCGTTCCTATGCTTCATTGTATCAGATAATGATTTCTTAAGCAAGTCAAAATTACAAAAATCTTTATGAAATGTTGGTAATTTTAGATTATTTGCCGTTTGAAAGATTCTTTGTAGTGTTGGCATATCAATGTAGCCACGAATCTGAGATAGGCAAGAGCTAAACAGGCAATCTAATACAACGGCTTCACCGTGTTGTAGGTTTGGTATATTCTGCATTTCAATAATTGGACTAAACGAATGACCAAAGTCAACACATCGGTCTAGTTTTCTTTCCCACAGATTTGGTGCCAGTTCTTCAATCATGCCTGTGATAGCAAGATTGATTACACGAACAGGCACGGCACCAAACTGAAACTTCTCATCAACCAATTGTTCATATGATTCTTCCATCAACTCAAACAATTCTTTGTCTTTGATTACCGCAAGTTTGAATATCTCTGCAATACCATTTACAATGTTTCTTTGGTCTTGTGTCTTAATAAACTTCTTATCAAGTAATGTGGCAATTGGTGGGTAATATGCACCAATACGATTTCGTCTGTTGAAATGATTGGCTGCAACTTTAACACCAACTGAAGCATCTACAATAGCCAACAATGTAGTTGGCACTTTAACATAAGGAATGCCTCTACGATAAATTGAGCAACAGAAACCAACCAAGTCTAACAGAACACCACCACCAATTACAATGACAGGTTCTCTACGCAGAACACCAACATCTTCAAAGAATTTAAGAATCTGGTCTGTATGATGCCAGTCTTTGTTTTCTTCTGTGGCATCAATAACAAACAATTTTAATTCTATTTTGAAAGTATCAAAGTATGCCTGTAATTGTTGGCCATAGATTTCATTGACTGTCTTATCAATCACAACCACTTTACGATTGGACTCATTGAACGATAACAGGTCGTGATTGTTTACATCAAACACATCACTAGAATACTTTAGAATAAACTCAATAGGCAGTTCAGCCTTGACTGACCATGTGCGTTTATAATTATCAAATTTAGTTAATACATTTTCCATTAAAATATCTTACTTAACAAATGGCAAGCATGAACATAAAAAAACTTTGCTTTTTCAAAATCACCAGCTGCACACTTAAATGGCAACATACGAATGAATTGAGTTGCTTCTAATACATCAATGATTTGTTTATGTTCAAGGTGTGATTCAAAGATTTTACTAAAAACTTTTAGATTATTTGGTATATCTAAGTTATGTGATACAGATGAACCATCTATAATAACAAACCTATCATTTATAAAACCATAATGACTGCGAGAGCATTGAAGCACTTGTGAATAATCTAATAGCCTACTATCTATAATGCTTTCTTCATAAGGGTCAACAAACATAACTTTATCTTCTTCAAAAGAATACATCATATTCTCTAGTGTTGGATTACCATGAATATTTTCTTCTGAGATTAATTCCATTTCATCAAAGAAGTTCTTCAACTCAGGTAGAAAGTTTTGAATGCCGTGTGTTATTTGACCATTATACTCAAAAGTGTTAAGTGTTCCAAGTTCATAAAAATTATAGAAAGTTGGATACTTAAAAGCATCTGAAAGTTTTTGTGTAACTTCTTCTTTGAAGTATAATTTGGGACCACCAGGATTAGGAATATACATCTTGCGGTGTAGATTATCAAATGCCCACATCATTGCATCGTGTATTCTTTCAATTTGGTTTTCTGTTAATGTGTCCTCTGCCAAAATGGTCTTAACATCTCTGTAACCTTCCAAATAAGAAATATCAAAGTATGCTGAATTATTTGAATAGTTCACATCTAATACTTTTGGAAATAAACCAGTTTCGGCTAATCGTTGCAGTTTCTTTAACTGTGTATACCAACGAACATAACCATATTCACGATTGTCTTTTGTGCTAATTAATTTGCGAATAAACTTTCTATCGCCATCTTCATACAATGATGTAGAGCTGAGAGAACCACCTTTTAATTGTGTAACTTTCATCTTAAGCTCTTTTTCGCCAATTCAAGACCATATTCTTGTGGTGAACCAAGAACAATGGTTTCATATTTGTTGTTCAAATCATTCAAACCAATAGAACAATTCTTCTCAATCATATGTGTAAACAGGTTTGCAATATACATTTCTTTACCAACAAATGTGGTAGATAAACTCTCATACATCTGTTGGTATAATTGTGAGCTTTGAAACCCATAAAGACCAGAACTGGCAAATGGAGAGATAGGAGATTTCTCTACAATTTCTGTTACGAGTCCATCTTTTGAGCGAACATAAGAATACTTTGGATTATTGGCAACAAACACATCAATGTAACCATCAGCCATCAAACTTTCAATCTCATCAAAATCTCTACCAATTAAAAGTGTATCAGCATTGTGAACAAAGAATGGTTTGGTTTGGTTCTTTAGTAGTGAAGCACCAATGTATGCTGTGTGTGCCTGACCATCAGTATCACCAATGTATTGAATATTATTCTCTGTTAGACCTAGTGGTTTAATTGTATCAACTAGTTTGGTCTTAAAATAAGAATCTCTTTTATTCGCCAGAAGAATAGTTTCATCAAAAGTACCAAGTTGCTTAATGATTTCATGGATAATTGTTTCATCACCCCAAGGTAAAAGATACTTTGGTATGTCAAAGCCAACATCATGGAATCTGGTGTTTAAACCAGCCATGCATAATACTAACGAAGCCATTGTTCAAAGTCCTCACGAATCAAACTGTGCCATGTTCCGTTATAGGGACCAGGTGGAAATGGATGATTAAGATTACAATATATCAAGTTCTCACCAACCAAATCATTTGCTTTCCAGTTTTCACTCATCATATCTTCACACATCATTTGCACACCATCTTCATCATAAAACTCATCAATACGGTTAAAAGTGTCTGCATACTTGTCCATATTTTCTGAAGATGAAAACGCAAATTGGTCATTACCAAAATCTCTTTGAGGTGTCATACGACAATTTGGTATATGAAGTTTTGTATTATCTAACTCTGCAAAAGGTATTCTAACATTAATGGCAAAATCAAAACGAGAACGAATCACCCAATCAAATTTCATGTTATTGGATTCTTCATAGACCTTTTTTAATTCATTACATTTCATAATGCCATACAATTGGTTATAAGTTGACCTAGCTGGGTCTTTTACTTTCCAGTTTGGTTGTGGTGGTGGAACTCTGGTGTATTTTGATAGGTCATTTGTCAAAGACTTTTCAATCATAAATGCTTCAGGTTTATAAATTTCAATATCTGCAACTTCAGGTGTTTCCCACACATGACAAAAAACGGTAACATCGTTACCGTCTAGTATGTTTCTTTTAATAAACTCGTAGCCTTGTTTTACGCAACGAGGTTGGCCTGATAAACAAAGTGCAATTTTCATTTGAGCCACTTATCATTCTCTAACGACCATTGAACCATACCTTTAATACGGTCACGCAAAGAAATCTTTGGTTTCCAACCTAGAGATTCCATATAATCACCAGACAAAGCGTAGCGTAAATCGTGGCCAGGTCTGGATGAATGAAAGTCAACCATCTCATATTTTAACTCCTTGTTTTGTGCTTCTGCAATTAATTTAGCCAATTCTAAGTTATCTACTTCATCGGGACCAACAATGTTAAACTTAGGAATCTTCGCACCACCGAAATCAGGGATACGAGCATAATCTTCAGGCAGGTTTAGAATAAACATTAAACCATCTGCAACATCTTTAGCATGAACATAGTGGCGTGAGCCTGCCTTTGTTTTGCTTCTATCAGAGTGAATAGTAAGTGTTTCACCATCACGAGCATACCGAATGGCCTTAGGAATAAACTTCTCAGGATGTTGGCGTTCACCAAACACATTCATTGTATGTGTAACAATAATTGGCATATTGTATGTGTTCTCAAATGCAACACACATTTCTTCACCTGCCGCCTTAGATGCTGAATATGGATTCGTAGCATTGTAACGGTCTCTTTCTTTGTAATCTACGCCTTCTGGTGCGGGACCAAACACTTCATCTGTGCTGAAGTAAACAAACTTTTCTAAGTTCTTTAATGTGCGAGCATAGTTTAATAGATTAACTGTACCGATTACATTGTCTTGCACAAACTCCATTGGGAATTCAATTGAGCGGTCTACATGAGAACCAGCTGCAAGGTGCAATACTAATTGAACATCACCAATTAAACCTGAAGTCTGTGGATTAATTTCAGCACGCAAATCATGGAACACAATCTCAACCCGTTTCTTCTGCTCAGGTGAATACTTCTTCATAATATCTTCAAGGCGATTTAGATTGCCAGAGAAATCTAATCGGTCAAGTGATACGATTGTCCAATCTGTTGTATCAAGGATTGTTTCAATCAAGTGATGTGCAATGAAGCCTGCACCACCTGTAATTAATACTCTTTTAGTCATTATATTTTTCCTCTATAACCTTTTTCCATTCTGGTACTCTATCATATTGATGAACAATTGTAAAGTCTTTTCCTGTTGAAGTTGCAACTTTGCCGTCTTTCATAATTGGTGATGGTTCAAGCAAGAATGGTTTGAATTCGTTAATCTTACTTGGGTCGGCAGTTGTGCCTAATTGTGCAGCCCATCCATCTTCTGACTTCATGTATCTTGCCACAGATTTATATGGCTCTTGTGAAATCATAAAGTTAAATGTGGATTGATCCACAATTGGTATAGGTCGATTTACTGACATAACAAATATCATCGCACACAAATCTCTCATCGCTTCACCACGACCTGCCAAAACGCCTACATTGTAGATTGTATTGTCTTTGAATCTTTCATGGAAGAAGGGACCAAATGTTTCAATTAAGTTTTGGTTACCCCATGGTTCATCTTTGTATTTCATTGATTCGGAAGCAAACATCAGCTTAGCACCTGGCAATTCCATGCCAAGGTATTTTGTTGGGTCTTCCTGAAAGATTACATCTTTAACATCGGTAGTAATAACAAACCGATAAGCATCATGTGATTGTAGGTAATTGTAGATGTGAACAAAGCGCTCTACATGGACAGGCAACGATGATTGGTATTCATATCGTTGTGTAGTGTCGTTTGCTTTTCCAGGCAAAATGACCTGAAATCCGGCATCAGATAGCCGTTTGATGGTTTCATAATCAATGTTAAAGGCGACCATAACTTTCTCGCCTTTATAACCTGATTTGTTGATAGAGTTAACCCAATACTTCAGTTTACTCCAATCATAATTCGTGGTACATCCTATAATCAAATCTTTCATAATATTTCCAATCAGTTAATATATTACTTATGTCGCTTGTAGTCCTTAAACTTGGTAATGTTTTGACCTGGCGTGTCTTTCTTATAAGTATTTGCCAATTCATCGGTACCCCATGCACCTGCACCAGCCTTAGGCAAAATATCAGGCTTCACAATTTCATTTACACTCTTATGTAGTTTCACTCCAGTTACATCTTGCACCAACTTCCATGCTTCTTTGTGTTTTTTATTCTTAATGTGTGATTGTAACACATCTTTTTGCTTTTGTGAAGCCTTTTGGTGAAACTTAAATAGTTCCATCACACCAATATTGCCTTGGTATGTGGCTTCATTCATTTGTTTTAATGTTTGTTTAATCCAAAATACTCTTTGAACTGACATATTAACCTCTGGTAAGATTCAGAATTTTTTGAATCTGTGTTTCTAATGTAGCCTTACGATTAGGCCATTTGATAATTGGTTGGTCTGCCGTCTGTAATAGTTTGGTAAGAAATGGAAGAATTAACTTTTCTACCTGTTGTAATCTTGCCTTGTATTCTTCTACTGTTTCTTCTTTCTCTGCAATAACATCTGTATATTCTTCTTCATCCATTGCGGTGAAACCAAAATCATCATCACCATATTCTTTCATTATTAGGTTGAGGTCATATTTGATATCAGCCATTATTTACTCCAATTTTTTGCAGCAGTAAAATTTGCTTGTGAGAATTCTAATCTATCTATTAACTTCATAGCGTTACCTTTAATTCGGTCAACGGCTACGAAACCTTCTGGTGCAGTAATTCTAAATCCATTGTCTGTGCGAATGAATGTGCCTACATCACGAATGGTTTCCAATTTACGAACAATCATTAGTTTAGCATCAACAAGTAAATTCTGTAAATCAAATATCTTTTTAAGTTCGGCAGCATTACTGCGATAGAACCGCATGATTTCATTCTTCTTTGCAATTCTTTCTTTTTTGGTTTTTTCTAATTTGGCTTCAAGAACAGATTGGTTCAATTTTGTTTCAATAGATTTAACCAATTCGTTGGTGTGTGCTGTTGTATTCTTAATTGCCTGACCTTCACGCACTTTACTATTGTTAAATGTTTTAATCTGCATTAAAATTGTTTCATTGGCTGAAATGCGATTCAATGCCAATGGATTAATCTGTTGAAATAACGAACCTGCCTGTGATAACACTCTTGTAATTTCTTTTGTTTCATCTTCTGTAAATGTGGCAGTACCAGAAGCATCAACAAATGAGGCATCACGAAACCAAACATCTTTGGTTGTAGATAACTTACCAATATCCACATTGAATGATGCCTTCATATCAGATATGGTTTTGCCTGTGTATGATGTATGAAACACCACACCCAATTGTGCAGCCAACATCGCCTGTGCTAATTTAGAATCAGCAGGAATGGCATAGACAATTGTGTTTGGTTGAAAGGTGATATACTTTTCACCATCTATTGTTTCTTTTTTCAAATCACCTTTTGAAAACATCATATCACCTTGCAATACCCCTTTGATACCAAGTTTTGGTAGGTAGCGTAATGCAACTTTCAACTTATCATTCAGACCTTCGGCTGGGTGATTCTTATCAATATCTTTATCTGTATAATTTAGTTTTGCATTTTTAGCAAACACACCCTTAGTACCAACAAAGAATTTACCATTCTCTGGATTGGTACCAACAAATATAGCAGGTGCACCATCCCATTTTGTTGTTACATTGACATGAGATTGTGATTGACCAGCAAGCATATCACGGAGAGAACGGAGAAAATTAATTGCTTCTCGGCTACCCGACACACCACGATTTAGAACTTCATCTTCAATGTGTTCAAGATGAACATTCTTGCCTTCTTTACTTTCTGTTAAGTATTCTGTGAATTTCATTTTTTTTATTTGTAAGAGAAGTTACACATCAATCGTGTTGGATAACCATCTTTTCCTTGTGTATCTCTAATGTTTAATCCTAAAGTATATTTTTCAGTTTCAATAACTATATCAACTCTTTTACCACTACCACCTTTACCTCCATAATAAACAATCATAGATTGTGGAGCTGCTGCGGCTTGCATATACTTTTTTGTTACATTAAAAACTTTTACATTTCCTTTTTTAATTTGGTGAACTACTGTGTAACCATAACCTATTCCTGATTCTAAAAACGATTTCAATTTTTCTTTTTTAGCTGAAGTTAAATTAATTTCTTCAGAATAACCTTTAAAACTTTTTGGTTGATTATATACATCACAAAATA